GAGCCAGACGGTCAACAAAACAGGCATGCTGCGTGCCCAGATGAACGGGACGTTTGTACAGGGTATCGACCTGCTCAAGCGTGATGGGCATGAAGCCAGCGTAACCTCTGGCCTGATGAATCAGCTCGGAACCGCGATTGATTTCGCCAGCCGTGCAAAGGAAAAATTCAATTCCGCCAGCCTGCAGATACCGCGCAGTGAAAAAACCGACGCCTATAACAAAGCGTTGGAGGATGAAAATACACTTCTGGCCATCACAGATAAGCGTCTTCGTGCGGTCACTAAGGCGCGAATGGAGGCGACCGAAAAAGGGGGGAATCAGAATCAGATCAACGCTGCAGGTCAGCTAGCCGGTGCTCAGTACGATCTGCAGCTCGCTGAGAAGGCCCGAAACATAGAAACGCGAGAGGGACTGGCTGCCGGGAAGAAAGCAGAGACTCAGGCCGAGAGCGTTGCAAGCAAGCTGGCTAACCTAAAGCAGCAATCAGAGCTGGTGGCTGATTCAACCCGTCAACTTAGTCGCGAACAGGCGATACTGGCCGCTCAGCAGTCCCTCGGCAGCGCTGCCACTCAGGCGGATATTAAACAGGCCGGGGAGTATGCCGCTGCCAAATGGGACGCCAGCAACGCTATCCGCGCTCAGGCAGCAGCCGAAAAACTCCTGCCCGAGGCTAAAGAGAATGCCAGCTATAAACAGGATGTGGCTGACCTGCAGACGGCCTTATCCGCCAAAAAAATTAGCCAGGCGCAATTCAATGCCTACTCAGAACGCCTTGAGCAGGAGCACCAGGTTAATCTCGCCAAAATTAGGGCTGACCAGGTAGTAACGCCACAGCAGTCTGCTGCCGGTACAGTTGATCCGGTTCAGCAACTGGCAAACGAGAACGCCCAGAAGCTGGCATTAATCCAGCAGTTTGAGGCAGATAAAACACTGACTCAGGATCAAGCCCTAGCTTTGAGAAATGCAGCCAATACCACGTTTGAACAGGCACGCATAGCGGCACAGTGGGAGATATGGAGTAACCAGAATGCTGCCAATCAGTTATTGGCGGCTTCGTTTGAATCGTTGGCAGGCAATGCCTCTAATGCTCTCACTGGTGTGATTACCGGCTCAATGTCTGCACAGGAGGCCATGTCATCCCTCGCCAGCAACGCGCTCAACAGCCTGATAAATGGCTTTGTGCAAATGGGTGTCGAGTGGGTTAAATCTGCCGTCACAGGCGGAGCGCAACAGATAGCCATGCAACAGGCTGTAGCCGCGTCATCAGTTGCAGCAACAGCCACTACAACAGCAGCGAGCACCACCGCTGCAGGAACAACCATGGCCGCATGGCTGCCAGCCGCGCTGGTGGCATCTGTGGGTTCATTTGGTGCGGCAGCAATCATCGGCGGGGCTGCTCTGGTTGGCGCGTTTGCATTGTCTCAAACGTTATCAGGCAAGCGCAAAAACGGCGGTCCGGTGTCAGCGGGCAGCATGTACCAGGTAGGCGAGGGCGGCATGCCTGAAATCTATCAGGCCAGCAGTGGCAAGCAGTTCATGATCCCCGGCGATAACGGCAAGGTGGTCAGCAATAAAGACCTGAACTCTGGTAGCAGCGGGCAAATTCAGGTCTCCATTGAGTTCAATGATTACACCTCTGGCACGCATAACTATGATGCGCAGGCAACACAGAGCGGTAACACGCTAACTGTTCAGGCGTTCATCATGGATATGGACCAAGGCGGGCCAATGAGTGCCTCAATTACCAGTAATCTGCAGACGCAGAGGAGGGCCAGGGAATAATTATCACAGACTCATCAACTTTCCACCTGCACCCATAAGATTGTTTCACAGACCCGCTATGGCGGGTTTTTTGTTTACTGAGGAATAACATGGCAATTGATTATCCTGGGTGGCTCCCACTGGCTCAGAAATCCAATAAAAACCCCACCAGCGATACAGGGTTTCGCACTGATCAGCCACAGGTTGGTGCGCCCATTTTCCAGAAATTAACAGACGATCTGAAAACGTCGTTCAACCTGAAATGGGTATTCACCGCCGCACAGCACAGAGCGTTCACTCAGTGGTTACGCAGCCCAAATTATCTGGATAACGGTAATCAGTGGTTCAACATGCGCGTTTCGACCGGTACGGGAGATACAGGTACTGAGGTGCAGGAGTTGCATTTCACAGCATTTCCGACATGGAACCAGAAAGGATCAACGTTTACATGGACCGGGAACGTGGTTGCGAGAGAGCTGAAAAACTCCGATGACGAGTTCGATGACTATCTGATCGAGTTTCCGCCGCCATGGGCGAGCTGGCTGGACATTATCGTTACTGGCTATCCCGATGGCCGGGATAAAGAGTCATTACCAAAGGTGGAATAATGCCGACTTTCCGCGAATACAAAAGCCGTCGTCCCAACAGGATTCTTTACGACACCATAACTTTTTATAACCCGGCGTTTGGCTACGTCCGGCTGGTGGATAAACAAATATTCCCCAAAACTTTTGCAGGTGTGGTTTATACGCCCTGCAGGATGGAGATTACTGAGAGCCAGCAAAGCAGCACACCGGTAATCAACAGCACGCTCAAATTCGCTCGCATGGCTCAGGATTTTAAGCAACAGCTCAAATTGTGGCGGGGTACAGGCCGGATCACACCCATCTCAGCAACCTATATGCGTTTTGATGCCTCTGACATGAACACGCCGCTCAAACCCTGGATGCTATACGTGAGCGACGTGAGCATGGATGCATCAGACGTTACTGTCAGCCTGACGCTAAAAAACCCACTGAATAACAACATCTCCCAGCTCTACACCCCAGAAGAATTTCCAGGACTCCAGAATGCGTAAATCAGAATTCATTGAGAGGGTCACAGGTGTGCCGTGGGCAGATCGCGCCTGCACATTTGAGGCTATGGACTGCTGGGGGCTGGTAGTTCTGTACTACCGGCATGTGCTGGGTATCGAGATTCACCACACTGAGGATTATGAATCAGGGCGTGATTTTATGACCTGTTTTGAGGAAGAGGTGATGTTCTGGGATGACACGGAGATTTTCCGGGATTGCGGCATATTCATTGCCTACTACGGCGCTCAGCCCGTTCATGTTGGCCTGACGGTTGACGGCATGGCTCTGCATAGCCGGGGCGAGTGCGGGCATGTCAGAGCCGACAGCATCCGCACGATTAAAAAACTTTTTACCAGAGTGGAGTTTAAAACGTATGCCGGTCATTCAGATTCAGCGCGTACCGGGGCTGCCTAAAGAACGCGTCAATGTAGAGGCCGGGCAGCTTTTCAGTGAGTGGCTGGAACAGCAGCAGCTTCACCGGGACGTGCGGATAAACCGGAATGGGGTTGAGCTGAGTGACGATGATGAGATCGGTTTTGCACTGGAGGAAAACGACCAGATCATCATTTTTGACCAGCCGCGTTCAGGTGGTCTCGCCAAAACACTTTTAAACCCCTTCGAACACTTCAACCCCATCAAATTTACTAAAAAGGTGTTGGCTAGTCTGATAAAAATGCCGGGTGTTGGCAATGCTGGTCAGACGAAAACCTCCTCCAATAATAGCCTTAAGGGGCAGACAAACCTGGCGCGCAACGGCGAAGCCAAACCTGACAATTTTGGGCTCATCCGGGCGTTTCCTGACCTCATTCAGGAGTCTCTTTTTGAGTACTCAGACAACCTGAAATATCTGACTGAGTTTATGAATTTTGGCCTCGGCAGGTATACGGTCAGCTCCGTGCGATTCTCTGAATCGAATCTGGGATCGATGGCCGGGGCGTCATTCACCATCTACAACCCCGGCGACATCATCGGTACTGTCCAGGAGGGCTATCAGTTTGATGATGTGGATGGTCAGGATGTGCCGGGTAAAAACGAATCTGACGATTTTCCGATTGAGACTGCATCAGCCACCAGCGTTATCAGCGGGAGCTATGCTGGTGGGCAGATTCTGATGAAAATCGTCAAGGAGGCGACTTTTGATTACTTTATGGGGCTGGCTTTGCCCCATGCCGTGGAGTTTACGATCAACGCGACGTACCCCACAGCCAAGGGGAACGTAACGCAGGATTTTACTCTCTCCGGGAACCTGATATCTGCAGACGAGACGAGCGAGGGGCCAGAGACGGAGCTGGTTTATTATTACAACTTCGTGATGAATGAGATTGAGGGCTCTAATGTTTCATACATTTCAACGGCCACTATCAACACCTCCAAATTTGTTCTCAATGATAATCAGGCGCTGGTGATAGGACCGTTTTTCTCGCCGGTTGAATCATCGCAATTGTGGATTCATACACAGTCCGCACTGGGTGGCAAATCAGAGACAAACTGGCGGCTGACGATTTGGAAGGTGGATGCAAACAATGCTCAGATTCCTGGCACATCTGAGACGTTCACCTACCGGCAGACAACACCGCACCAGTCATCCTCCGAGACGTTTTACCGCACCGACAAAATCACCCCTATAGGTGGGCATGGACGCTACTCGGTGAGTTTTCAGAGGACTGATAACAGCGGTGACAAGAGCCGATTGAAAGTTGAGGCGATCCACGGCGTCAATATCCGTAATAATGTGAGCTACCCGAACGACACGCTGGTCAGGGTCACTGTGCGACAGACGAAAAATGCCACCAGCGCCCGCGACCGGAAATATAACGCTCTGATTAATCGCCATGTGATCAGCTACAACATGAGCACGCAATCTGTTGATTACAAGCTGCGGGCATCCCGTAAATTCTCAGATATTGCGCTGCATAACTGGCTGGTGGTTGGTGGGCAGGCTGAGAACACCATTGATATACATGGTCTGTACCTGATTCAGGCAGAACTGGATGCCATTGATCCGCGCCTGTCATATTTTGACTATACGTTTGACGATGAGGATGTTTCCCTCGGTCAGAGGATGGAGACGATTTGTGATGCAGCCGGGGTCAGTGTTTTCTGGGATGACGGGATATTGTCGTTCACCCTAGACAAGAGGCGGAGTACGCCAGCTACGGTTTTTAACCGGTCCAATACCACTGACGCGGGTTATTCACTGAGCTATGAAATGACGCTGCCGGGAGGGTATGACGGCGTTGAAGTGCAATACCGCAACCCAACTACTAACAAACAGGCGTTCATCCGCTACTGTGTGCGCAACAATCAGATCGAGCTGGGAACGCCAGCCAAAGCGAAAAAATTCGAGATGATGTATGTCCGCGATGATTTTCAGGCCGACTACCGCGCGCAGAAAGAGTGCCGCCGCCTGATTTACTCGCGCATGAGCATGGCTATAACGGCGCTAGCGGATGGCGAGTGGTGCAACGTAGGCGATATGATTCAGGTGCCTGACACATACGACACAAACCATCAGGCGGGCTATATCGTCAATCGCTCGGGCAACGATTTCGAAACGAATGAGCGGATCACATTCACTGGCTCAATGTTCGTCATGATTACTGACAGCATGGGAAACACGACCGCCCGTTACCCGGCCACACCGCGCAGCGATACCGATTATGGGTTTACCGCTGCCATCCCTGCTATCGATCTGAACATTTATGATGGGTATCAGGTGCAATCTCCATCGAGATACGTGATTGCCACTATTGAAGAGCTGGATGCCACACGCTGGATAATCACTGAGAAGCAGCCTGGCAGTGATGGCACTACCACCCTGAGCCTCGCAGAGTACAGCGACCTGATTTACCCCTGATTAATACACCCATTACCAAGCCAGCCTCACGCTGGCTTTTTTTATGGAATAAATATGGCTACCCAACCAACTAACAATCCAGTACCCAGCGAATCACCCCGCGACCTTAAATTTAACGCCGGTAAAATCGATGAGTTCGTTACGTCACCCTCGGGAGAATATACAGACCGTCTCGGTGGCAGGCATAAAACCGTAAGCGGAATGGAGGCGGATTTTGAGAACCAGCTCAGCAGCCAATCTGACCGGTTTAATACCCAGCTCAGCGGGCAGGAAAAACAGTTCACCGACCAGATCACCAGCCAATCCGATCAGTTTAATTATTTCATTCAAAACTCGGGCTATGAGGTGGTCGGCGACTATGAGAATGGTCCGCTCACAATCAATTCGTACAACCAGATTATTCGTTATCAGGGGGAGTTCTATAAACTCACTGGCGCAACAGAAATTCCCTGGACGACTACCGGCAATGATACCACCAGCTGGGCCATTGACTCTGCCCAGCTGGTGGGCGTTGCAGATGCTGCATTACGTCAGGAACTGGCCGGTAATGACGGGCTGAAACAGATAGGTCAATGTCCCGATATCATAACGCTCCGCTCAACAGAGCCCGAAATGGATGGGCAGCGAATCGTTGTTCGTGAATACACCATCGGCACGGGTCACGGCGGTGGCACGTTTGTCTATTGGAAAAAAGACACCACATCAGCAGACGATGGTGGCTACATTATCGTGACCAAGGGGGGCAAGCGCTGGAAGCGCGATTATGACCCCAAAGATCTGCATATCGAGCATTTTGGTGCAATACCGGATGGGAGAACAGATTGCATTAAAGCTATCAAAATGATGGACTCATGGAGCCAATCGCAGACCGATAACTGCAGCCTTATTGGTGTCCAGTTCCCTGGCGGCGATTTCGCTGTATCATCATGGGACACTAGTGACACATACCGCAGCCTGTTCAGGCTGGCCGGGGCTGGGGGTCAGTTTTATGGATACAATAACCCGACAAAGCTGATTCTTATCGGTGACGCAGGCTCGGTTGCATTTTCAGTGCAGTCCCGCCGCGTGGAAATCATTAACCTCGAAATTTATGCCCAATATGATATTGACGGCAAGGTCAGGCATTTTTTCAAAAATATCTGTCCTGCAGGGCAGTATATTCGCGTCTCAAATTTTAGAGCATCCTATGTTGGGGGGCGGACATTCCAGTTAATGGACACGCTGGATGCGAAATTTGACCAGTTTTATACGAGCTACACCTATGACAATATTTTCAGGGTTCTGGCCTCTGGAACAACGTCGGGCGGCTGGAATCACTCAACAGCAGTAGAGTTAACAAACTTCAACATCCAGCATCATCTGTGTGAGGAAAGCCAGCAGGGGGCGTTATTCATACCCAACTGCGGTCAGTCTCTGATATGGAATGGCTGGATTGAACATTGCACATATCCGGGCAATCTCACCCTGGGGCAATGGAATATTCATTCGCTCTCGATGGAGACTAATACTAACCCACTTTATATGTCACAGAGTCGTTTCATGAATTACCTATTCAGTAATCCTACTGGAAAGGGGATTGATGTTGACACACAAATGACAGTCGCCTACGACACCGGGGAATATACTTCCCGCTCAGTATCCACCTATGAAAAGGGTTATGGAGAGTGGAATACTCACGGCCTATATTTAAACTCCCCGATTCGTTACGACTTCAACGCAACGCAGAAATATGTTTCTAATATAACCGCTGCACCCATTTGGGTATATGTGGGACATTTTTTTCTGCCTACGTTGGCGCAAACGATGAATCTCAGAGTCATCGGCAGGGCAGGTTATAGCTCAGCGTCAACGCACGCAGGGATAGATGGCAGTGCGATCATTTCAATTCAGAACAGGAGTACGGCAAGCTCAACCGTATCATGGCATGCGCCCCGCAACGGGGGCATCCTTGATGTCGTCTATACACAGCCCTATGAGCGTGACACTCACATTTACGTGAAAATTCCGGCCTATTCTCGTGTTGGTTTCTTTGCAGAAACAAATGGCCTTTTGCGAAAGGATACTGGTACGCCCACTTACATACAGTGGGATATGTCAATAGTAGCGGATATCTCCACACTGACTACACAGGATGCTGTATCAACATGCAGTCTGGGTACTACAAGCGCTGGCATAATCGCTGATGGAGAAAACAATCTGCTCTATCTCTATTCAGCTGCTGATACGGTCGGCGAGCTTGATGTGCTCAAGCTGGGCGTAAATGACAAGATAAAGAGCTTACCTCTAATGTCAGGAGGCGCATGGAAACTTCCTGTCTATTACTTCGAAGATCTTCCTGCGGCGGGCAATAACTGGTGGTCGATTTGTATATGCAGAGCGTTTATCTGCGCAGATAACGTCGTTTATAAAACACAGGTCGTACACAGTGACGGAACTTACTGGCGACCACAGCAAAATCCATCAACTTATATCATAGGGTCTGCATAAATGAGTATTACCGTACAACAGCAGGTACAGACGACCACGAGTTATGACAATTTTGGCGTGAGCGTTGAAGGGCTGCTGGCCACTACAGATGTGACTTACACAATCGAAAGAATTGATAATTTTGACGGTAATTTAGCTACCGGCGTTTTCAGGGTCCAAATAGATGAAACTTACTCAACCGAAAGATTTCGCTTCATGTTTAAGTACAGTGGGCAGGGCAACCCGTTGGAACAGGCTGAAAGCGCGCTTCAGGCATGGTTTGATTCACAGGCAGAGAACGCGGTAGTTGATTAAGAGCATGTCTGGTACTGAATAAGGTGGGTGGCGGGATAGCAATACCTGCAAGATGGTTGTTTAAAGTCAATAAGTTCATATGCTTACAGCAATCGATCTGTATAACCGATCAATATTTGAAAATTGATCGGTACAACCAGTTAGGACCGCCGTAAAACTGAGTATATTTTGTTCATGGTTAGAGGGAGCTTAATAGATGAATAGGAGAACAACGTGGACGTTAATATTATTTGGATGCGTGATAGCGTGGATAATAATAATATTTTTTGTATTAAATATTTATAAAAAATATTGGTTTTACTTTTGAAGTGCCAACACCAGCCCGGCTAATGCCGGGTTTTTTGTGTTTAAAATAATTTTTATGGAATGCGTCTCGCATACCTGAGACACTGTCCTGTATTTTCAGGCCGGCGTATTTAAAATTAAGCCTATCACACATCAGGAGGCACTATGGAACAGGAATTCGAGGCGCAGGCCTATGACGCGGTATGCAGGGCAATGGGTGAGGCTGTCTGGCAACTGGTTGCTGGTGGGGAGCCAGTGAGACCTGATAACATTGCCAGCAGAATTCTGGCTCTTTCAGAGCGTCGTGATGATCTGGTGGCCAGCATTGCATTGTCGGTGCTTTTACAGGCCTAAAAAGGCGATGGCTCAGGCAATACAAATCCAATCTTGAAAGCAATCAGTGTCCGCTTTGCGTTAGAAGCGGACGTAGCTTACAACAGTTTGTGTGGAGCAACTGGGGGCAGTTC